ACAGGGATTAATTAAAGTACCTGTAAATTAAATTAACATAAATGTAAATAAAGTTTAGGTTTTCTGAGATTTTATGCTTAGTATCTTGAGACACATGAGAAAACAAGAGGAGATTAAAATCATGACTAAAGAGCAATTAAAAGCAAAAAAAGAAATATTAATTAAAAAATGGGATAAATCATTCGAGAAACTTGAACAGGCTAAAAGCGTATTAGATGAAGCAAGAGAAACTACAAATGCTATCAAATATGCGGACTCGGCTCATATTATCATAAGCAAATTATCAACATTAGCGGATGAAAATAATATTGATGAATCAGGACAAGATTATCACTTAAATAAAATACGGGAACAAATGCAAGAATTGCAAAAGGCTTGTTACGATGCGGAAGATATGTTTGGTGATATTGTTAGTTCTTTACAATGTGAGCATGATGACATAGATAGTGATTACGATGAATTAAAGTATTTAGAAAATGAATATGAAAGTGATTTATACGAATTAACATACGATGTTAAATAATGGTTAAAAATCACATTCAATTCGTTAAACCTACCTATTCAAAAGAATATCAAAAAAGCCTAAAAAGGGTACAAAGAAAAAGATATTACAAAGAATATTTATTAATTATTTTATTAGGTGCAAATCTATTTTGTGCTTTTTTTATTTAAAATAAACTAGAGGAGAATAAACCATGAGCAAAATAAAAGATAAAATTAATATGAGTAAAAGAGATGCTCTTTCAGACGTTCAATATATGTTAAGAAAATGGGAATTTTCTAATGAAGTGATAAATAAAATAGAAGCAATTTTATATGATAATTCTTTAGAATTAAATCCATGGCTAAATATAGAAGAGGAATAATTTTACTATACTGAAGATTCCAAAAGGATGAAACAAGCGTATTATTTACGCTTGTATATAGTTAAATAAAAAAGGAGTAAAAAACTATGAAAAATACAAAAGCAATCAATAAAAGAATGTTTGTTGTAAAATATCTTGGTGCAACAAATACAAGAGGAACTAGAATTAGAATAACTGATACAAGACACAGAGGAAAATCAATTATTAAATCTTGGAACTATTCCTTAAATGGATTAACCGAACAGGCAATAGATATATTATTAAATGAATTTGGAATAATAATTACAGGCTATTCCGAGCCATTTACAGAGATGGATAAAGTCTATTTATTTACAGATAATTTCTCTAGTACACTAGAAAACCCTACAGGATATATAGTAAATAATTAATTTTGACCAGAGAAAAAAAACACCAAAAAAAGAGCAAAAAAAAAGCAAAAAATCAATATTTGCTTATAATTGAGACTTATAAATATAGCTTATAAATAGGAGGTTTATAATAGATGAAAAAACAAAGATATAAAAAAACTTGTTCGTTAAAAGTTTCAACAACTGTTCAAGGTGCTATCGGTGAAACAAAAGTAATTAGTTTATTATTAGAAAATGGGTACGAAGTATCAAAGCCAATTTGCGACAGAGGAATAGACCTTATAATTGGAAAGAGTACCCAAAAAAATAGAATTGAAAATTATAAATCTGTTCAAGTGAAATTCCACACTAGAATTTCAAATACCTCTTATGGTAAATCATTAAGAATTAAAATAACACCCAATCAATCTCATTATATAGCTATTCCTATTGAAAGAGGAATATATGATGATAAGGAACATATAATATTTTATCCACAAGATAAGGATATGATAGGCAAGGAATATTTTAGAGAATTTGCTATTTATATTGATGAAGTAGCTAAAGAAAATGGCAAATATAGAAACCATCACAAACGAAGATGGGCAAAAGATTTTTTCAAATTACCAAACGGAGATTCATAATATGAATAGTTATAAAAAATGTATTGGAGATTGCAAAAAAACAAAGCCAATTACAGATTTTTGGGATGCCGGTTATATTAAAAAAGATGGTACAAAATCAAAGGCATCAAAATGTAAAGCGTGTTTAACTCCTATAAAAAATGCAAAAAGAAGAAAGATAAAAGAAAAGCAAATAAAAAAATTCAAGCCAAACACTATAAAATGTACCATGTGTAATTATTCAAAAGAAACACATTTAAATTTTTCAATCGAAGCAATCCAATTTCATCACACCGAAGATAATAAATTATTCAATGTTTCTGATATGTTCGGAGTTAGAAAAGATAAATACATAGAAGAGGAAATTAAAAAATGCATACTTTTATGTGTAAGATGCCATGCAGAAATTACCGCTAATGAAAGAAAGGAAAATTCATAATGCCAAAAAAAGAAATAGAATATCATTATTGTGAATTATGTGATTATAAAAATGAAGATGAAGATTATTTAATTTATGTTGATGATTATAAGGTATGTCAAGATTGTTATGATGAACATTATTTTACTTGCTATAACTGTGATGAATCTACCCATGATGATAATCACCATACTGTAGATAATGAAGATTGGTGTCAAGATTGTTATGAAGAAAACTCATTTTATTGTGAATCATGTAGCGAAAATTATAGTTATGATAATGTAGGAATGGATGATGATGGAATTTGTATGCATTGTTCCGAAAATAACGATGGAATGATACATGATTATTCTTACAAACCGACACCTATAATTAAATTATTACAATTTAATAAAAATCAAAATGTTATTACCAAGAAATTGGTAAGTGTAGGATATAATTCTTATAACAGGATGTTAGATAAAAATTTGAAAAAAGATGATTTTCAAGGGCAAATATTCAAATCTAATTTTGGACATTATGAAAATACAGGTGAAGTTATTGGATTTGAATTAGAAGTAGAAAATAAAAAACAAGATGAAAATAATGGGCAAATTGCCGAACATTTATATAAAGCTATGGATGATGTAAACGAAGATTTTATATATATAAAAAGAGATGGAAGTTTGGATTATGGATTTGAAATTGTAACACATCCACAAAGCTATATGGCATGGATGAATAGTTTGGAACGCTACCAACCAATATTTGATTTATCAAGTAAAGGAATACGAAGCCATGATACTAGAACTTGTGGATTGCATTTTTCATTAAATAGAAAAGCATTTACACCAATGCACTTATTAAAATTCTCTATCTTTATATATCATAATCCATTATTCATAAAAGATGTTTCTAGAAGAAAAATGAGAAACCTAGTAACGTGGGCAAATGTATTTTCAAAAAGCATTTATAAAAGTGAAAAATACGAAGTCGAATTAATGATTAAGGGCAAAAAGAGAGACTTTAATCAACAGGGTACATTTTATAACAAAATAGGAAAGTATTATTCACCTATTTATACTACAGAATATCTTGCTAAGAACATGAGAAACTGTAGAAATACAGCCGTAAATATTACAGGTGATAGGGTAGAATGTAGATTCTTTAGAGGAACATTAAAAAAAGATACTCTAGTTATGAACTTACAATTTGTTCATTCACTATTTGAATTTACCAAACAAGCGAAAATGGAGAATCTTGAAATATTTTCATTCACTAGATTTTGTGAAAAAAATAATTACAATTTAGTAAATGAATATTTACAATCTATAGATTCAGAAAAAACATTACTTTTTTGTGATTATTTTCACGATACCAAAAAAGCCGAAAAGGATTTTCGCAATAATAAATTACCAATCGAATATTTTAGTTATAGAGATGATAACAAATTTAAAATAGGAGGCGAATTATGTGTGTAGCGGTTTTAAAACCAAAAGACATAAAAATTAGTGATGAAGCATTACAAAAATGTTGGAATGCTAATAAGGATGGCGGTGGGTTTATGTACGCTAATAATGATAAACTTATTATTAGAAAAGAACTAACATCATTTAATAAATATCTTGAACTTTATAGGAGGCATGAAAAAATAGTTAATACAGATTTTGTATTACATTTTAGAATTGCTACAAGTGGGTTAATTGATTTAAACAATACACATCCACATAAAGTAAATGATGATACTTATATGGTACATAATGGTGTTATAGATAGATGCTCAGATGCCAACAGTAAAGTTAGTGATACGATGAAGTTCTGTAAATTTATTTCTAATCTACCTAGCAATTTTATACATAACAAATCCATGATGGAATTGATTAATGGATATATAGGTACTGATAAAATGATATTTCTCAATAGACGTGGCGAAATTAAGATTGTGAACGAAAAACGTGGTGCGTGGATTGATGATTGTTGGTATTCAAATGAGAATTGGAATTATACTAACAAATTGCAAACATGGACGGGTAGATATTGGAATAATTGGGATGATACAACATACACAAAAAAGCATGATAATGAATGTATGGATTGTGATGTAGAAATAGGTAAATATGAATCCAATGATTATGATGGAAGATGCTATTCATGTTGGAATTTAGAATCTGAAACAAATAGATATTATGGAGATTTTTAATTGGACTTGTCGTTCCAAATAGATAATAACTGGACACCCAGCAAGCAGGCTACAAAAGTTATATATTATGTATAATTGGATTATAAATAGATGAAGAAAATTATAATAGAAATAGAAGAAGATGTTATAAAAGCATTAAATGAATATCTTGCAGTAAAAAAAATGACAGGAAATATTGGAGGGATTGCAGATTCGTTTATAAATAAATTTTTACTAAAATTAAAAGATAATGAAAAAGTTTGGAAGTGTGCCTTTAAAGATAAAAGAAAAGGCAGTTAAATGATGTTTAATTTAATAAATGGTAACGTGGGGATTGGAACAGGGAAACCAGAAACCAGCACGTTCCTGAGATTATAAAGATATTATGTATAATTGGATGAGTTATACATAATCTGGCTTATAATTCAGGTTATGGCAAGTCTGGCGTCTGGTTCTTATAATATCTTATAATAGGAGAATATATAGATTTTCCAACTTAAAAGATTTTAACTATAAAAAGAGGAGTTATAAAATGAGTGAAAAAATAAATACAGATACAAACAACATAAATAACAATAAAGAGGAGTTTTATAAAGATAAGACAATGAAAATAGCAACTATTAAGGTCAATCTTGAATATTATTTTGATTATAAAATGTCAGACCAAGATATAAAAGTTGCAATGCAAAATGTAGAACTACCTTCAAGATATGTTGAGGATAGTTATGAGCTTGTGAAAATAATAAAAGAGGAGTTATAAAATGAGTGAAATAGAAATTATAAAACACGATGTTCTAAAACTTATAAATAAGGTAGAGGAATTAGAGCAGATGATTATAAACTTAACTTATAAAAGAAAAGAGGAGGAAAAAAATGAATACAAAATGTGAATTAGTATTTTGGGATGATGAAACATCATATAAGAACCATGTATCTGATAAATATTTACCTCATGGTATATATTACTACGAAGATGATGAAATAATGCACGTTGAATGGTATAAGACAAAAGAAGAAAGATTGAAAGTTATAAAAAAAAATAATCTTAAAATTATTAAGGAGGAAAAATAAAATGGAACAGGAACTTGAATCTTGGTTATATGCACTTATATTATTGTTTATTATATTTGCAATATATAGCTATTTATAATAATGTTTTGTAAGTTCTTATATAACAGAAAGAGAGTTATGAATAAAGTAATAGAACACTTAAAAGAAAATGAACGTAGTTTATCTTGGCTTAGTAGGAGATTAGATATGTCAAGAGTAACTTTATCAACGTGGGCAAGTGGTAAGGTTACACCAAGCTATGCTTATAAATTAGCTATATGCTACGTTTTGAATAAGCCTTATGAGGAGTTATTTAAAGAATAAAAGGAGGCTATATGCCAGTAACAATACATGGTAAAGAATATAAGACCGTAGCTGAAAGATTATCTGAACTACATGGTGCAGATGATAGTTGGTCTTTAACATCAGAACTTCTTAGTTCTAACGAAAACGAGGTTATAGTTAAAGCAACTTTAACTTTTGATAATGGTAGAACTTTTGAAGGGATAGCACACGAACATAAAGGAGCTTCTTATATTAATAAGACTTCTTATGTTGAGGTTGCTCAAACTTCCGCATGGGGGAGAGCGTTAGCGTGTGCCGGATTAGCCGGAACTGAATTAGCTTCCGCTGATGAGATGGTAAATGCTTTAAGGAATCAGAGAACCTCTGCTCAACATCAGATGGAAAACAGGCGGTAATTCTGTGAGAATTGAGGTTCAATAGTAACTGTGTTCCGAGGCACAGTAACAAAGGGTTTGGTTGTTCTATATTTGGTTTCCACCAAAGTATTAGACAATGAATTAACATCTACGCCAAACCCTTATATTTTGGGGGAGGACAATGGCTACCACATCATACCCTTCCACAACTAAAGTTGTCTTCCCCCGACAAAAAATTGATAGAATCTTTTGCTTTAGCACAGTATTATATGGGTATAGGAATTACCTTGCAAGTAAAAGAGAAGTATGTTGGCAAAAAAAGTTTGGTTCATTGCAGTAATAGTGAACTAAAGCTTATAATAAATGAGTTAAGGAGGACTTATGCAAAACGCAACAACAATAGTAAAGAATCTTCACAAAAAGATAAACAGGTTATTAGAAGAAAAAAATAAACATCAATTAAAAGCTATACAACTTCGTGGTGTATTAAATAGAGTAATGGGATTGGTGGAAAGTGCAATTACACACGAAGAACTTCAAGGAGAAGTTATAAGAGACATATCTAGACTTTTAGATAGAAGATATGATTTAATAAATGAGGAGATACAATGAGTAAAATGGGAGAATATAACGAAGAACTAAGAAAATTAAATAATTGGGATGAGGCTGACAGACATTATGAAGAGGAAAAAATGAGTGAACCTACTATAAAAGAAATTGAGAATAATATTGCATTAGTTGAACGAATAATCAAAAAGCATGAATCCCATCTTGACAACTTGAAGCAATTACATATCAGTAAACTTTTAGAGTTAAAAGATGAAACGATTGTAATGGATGATATAGGACAAATTTATAATCCTGAAAATATAAAAGGAGAGGAAAATGACAAGGGAGGCTTATAAAGTGCAGAATGTTAATAATAAAATATCTAAGGTTGGTTTAATAAGATTATATAGAAGACTATTAGCTGAAAAAAGGATACAGTATGGTGGTTGTGCTCACAGAAGATTGATGCAAATTACAAATAATAAAAACTGGTGGAATAAAATATAATGTTTTATCCCATTGACTTAGGTTGGATTTTAATTGTATCGGCTCTTATATTATGTATAATTCTTATAATTAGAGGTCTTAAAATATGAAAGACGATTATATTGGACAAATGTGGGGCAATAAACTTTATATAATGAGGTATAAAATGAAACCAGATAAAATAACTTTTAATCCTTATAAAAATGAATATGAAAAGCTTTTACAAAATAGAAAGAGAGGAAGTTTGTTATATTTTCTTATATTTACTATTGGTATGCTTTTAGGAGTGATTGCTTGTATTATAACTGAGATTATAAAATGAATGTTTGGACAGAAAAAAAAATAAGTGAATTAGAATTAGAAGATAAATTGCAGATGATTGAAACTTTTGCTAATTCATTAGCTGAATTTTATATAGCTATACATAATAAAAACCATAAGCTGGCAGAACATATTTCCAGAGTTCTTATTGAAACATTTTCTATTATTATAATGGGAGATGAGGTTATAGAGTTAGAAAATAAAATATCAGAAATTGAAAGAAATTTAAATGACCAATTCAAAGCCTTGGCTTAGTGGTTGGCGTTACTAAGCAACCTCGTCTATTTGTTTAAATGTGGTTACAGGTGGGCGAGGTTATAATTTAGAGGAGCAGTATGAAAAGAGAATGGAAGGGAATTTGGATTCCCAAAGAAATATGGTTAAATGAAGATTTAACTTTGCAAGAAAAAATATTCCTTGTAGAAATTATGAGTTTGGATGGAGAAAATGGATGTTTTGCAAGTAATGATTATTTTGCCAAATTCTTTAAAATTAGCAAAACAAGAGTATCGTTAGTTATCAAAAGTTTGATAGACAAAAAGTTCCTAAGTTCACATATATCGAAAGATATGGGGAATCGGAGGGTATTACATAGCCTATTTAAGTTTTCTTATAGACCCTCTATAACAAAAGTTAAAGACCCTCTTAAACAAAAGTTAAAACATAATAATACATTTAATAATACAATTAATAATTACGTTTTAGAATGTTTAGAATGTGGTTATAAAACAAAAACAGACTCTAAAACAACTTATATGGTTTGTAGAAAATGTACTCATAAACCAAAAATGACAGTAACTAACCTTATAAAGGAGGCAATATGATTGTTCAATACATGAATGATGTAATTAAAAAACGTAGAAACAGAATGTGGATGGGAGTCCCTGAAGCATTAGAATATACAAAATGTAGTCGCACAACTGTTTATAATGCAGTTCGTAGTGGCTATCTTAAATCATCAAAACCTGAAGGTGTGAATAAGATTGTATTTAGAAGAGAATGGTTGGATAAGTGGTTGGAGGGAAAATGATTGAGATTGCAACGTTTATAAGCAATCTATTAATATTAGGGTTATCGCTTTTGTTTATAGCGGTAGCCCTTTTTATTATATGGGTTATAAGTAGTGAGATTATAAATTCAAAGGGGAAATAATGATTATAAATCATCCAGAAAGAGCAAAGCAACTTATATCTTTTGAGGGCATGGAAAGAAGAAGAGGTATTATTCCTACTGACATTGATGGATTTATTGATTATAGCGGAAAAGTATTTGTTTATATGGAAGCAAAGCTTGTTGGGGCGGATGTTCCAGATGGACAGCGATGGGCTTTAGAAAGAGCTGTCCAATCACATGACCAAGTAAAAGGTAAAGAAGGAGAAAAGGGACACAAAGCCTGTGCTGTTTTATTTAGACATAATACAAATCAAGAAGAAGATATAATAGTAAAAGACCAATATGTAGAAAAGTGTTATTTTAAATATAATAACACTTATAAATGGTGGAATTATGAAAAATATACAGTTTTACAATTTTTAGATAAATGGGAAGACTATTGTGAAAGAGAAGGTTATACTTTATAATGCCACGCAGAAAAATAAGTAAGCGAAAATCTATTGTAAGAAAACTAGATAAAATAGTTAGCCTTATAATTAGAAAGACTACACCATATTGTGTTGTATGCGGAACAACTCAATTTTTACAAAATGGACACTTGTTTTCAAGAACGGCTTATAATACAAGATGGGACATATCAGAAGATGGCAACTGTCATACGCAATGTAGAGGTTGCAACCTTAGACACGAAAGAGATTTTTATCCTTATTCAAATTGGTATGTAGAAAAATTTGGTAAAGATAAATACGACATAGTACACAGAAGATACAGAACAGTAAATAAATTTTCAACGCCACAACTAGAGGATTTATACCTCGAATTAAAGGAGCATTATGATAACTTATAACGATGAAGGTTATATTGTAACCTGTCCAAAGTGCGGTAGCGGAGACCTAATAAAAAATGGTTTAAATGATGCAAAAAACCCAAAATTAAGATGGAAGTGTAATGATTGTAATTATAAAACAGTTAGCCCTGTTCTTGGTGAACCAGATATGGTGCGTGAAAGCGTTAAGCTTGCCAAACAAAAACAATCGTTTCAAGACAGAAATCGCATAGAAAGAAAAACTTTTCGTGAGTATGCTCGATTAGATAATGCAGTAACCACATTAAGCTCTAAAATATTAGAAGTATTACGAGAAAATAAATTTCACAAATCTGTTAAAACTCATCCAAAAAAAGGGAAGGCAGTTGGAGTAGTTCATTTCTCCGATTTACACTTTAATGAGCTTGTTAGCCTTCCAAATAACAAGTTTGACTTTAAGGTAGCGTCAAAACGCATTAAAAGGCACATACAAGCCGCTAAAAGTTATTTTTCGACACAACATATAACTAATGTAGTTGTGGCTTTAACGGGTGATTTAATCAACTCAGATAGAAGATTGGATGAATTGCTTACAAATTCTACAAACAGAGCTCAAGCGGTCTTTATTGCAACCGATATACTTCAACAAGCAATTATTGATTTAAACCAATCTTATAATGTTACTGTAGCGTGTGTTTCTGGAAATGAGGCAAGAGTACATAAAGAATATGGATGGGCTGATATTTTAGCTACAGATAATTATGACTTTACTATATTTAATATGCTACGAGCATTATTTATGAAAACTAAAATTGAATTTGTATCTGGAGACCCTATGGAAGTTGTTTTAAATGTAGCTGGACAAAATTTGTTGTTATTGCATGGTCACGGCTCTATAACCGCTAAACACGAATCTTCTGTTAATCAAATCAAAGGAAGATATGCTAGTAGGGGAATAAATATTGACTATGTTATAAGTGGACATATACATTCTGCACGCATAGGAGACACTTATGCAAGGAGTTCATCGCTAGTTGGAGCAAATGATTATTCAGAAAAAGCACTTAATTTATCAGGCAGAGCAAGTCAAAACTTGTATGTTTTTTATAACAATGGCAACAGAGATGGTATAAAGGTGGATTTACAAAATGTAGATAATAAAGGGTATAATATTGAAAAGAGTATTAAAGCTTATAATCCTAAATCATCTGAAAAATTAATACCTAAATCAACTATACTTGAAATAAAAATATAATGTCAGAAAAAAGAATTGCTTTAATTTTAACACATGACGAATATGAAGTAGTCAAAAGAGCATTACAAAATTATATTAAATACGATTCTACAGACAAATCATCACAAATATTAGGAGACATAACAAAAATAAAAAAAGCGGGTGGGGAAGTTCTTACTCAAGCTCCTCTTGAATAACCTCCTTACTTCTCCACCCCTTATAATAGGGAGTTAATATGTACGAACATAAAGAAAATAGTGGTTCAATCTTTCGCAATGATAAAGAAGGGAAAGAAGCAAGACCAGATTATACAGGAACTGCAAAAATAGATGGAGTAGACTATCGAGTTGCAAGTTGGGTTAATACAACACAAGAAGGTAAAGAATACTTATCATTAAAATTTGAGCTACAGAAAGAGACGAACAATAATCCATTTTGACACAAGAAGAGCACGCCGCACTACTACGAAAACAATACTATGAAGAAAACCCTGATGACGATAAATCTATTGAATGGTTTATTAATTCAGAGTCGAATAAGCCTACAGGTATTAATGATTATAAATTAGATGCAAGATATGCTGATGACAATATTAAACATTGTCCTAAGTGTAAAATGTGTTGGCAGAAATCAGCTAGGTTTCATAAAAAAACTGAATACTATGAAAACTTTCCAAAAATTGGGAAAGAAAATATGATTTGTAAAAGATGTAAGGCTTAAAACTCTTCTTCTACTCTAAAACCTACATTCCATACATCTGGAGCTACTTGCTGAAGGTCTAATGAATTGTTTGCAAATCTAGCAAACATATGAACAGATTCAGAATTTGCTTGAGAGCCATCATCTTCAACGTAAGCATTATCTATGGAAAATATAAAAGGCAAATGACTTCCATTTGTTTTGTTCCAAACATCAGAAACTACTGTATCATCTGTGTGCACTAAAGACTGGTATCTATTAGGAAATACGCTTGTTGCGTTTAAATATGAAAAGCTCATATCATAAGCTAGTCTTCCACCATAACCTTCATAATCTGGATTGCCTATTGTAAATGGTGACTTGGTTGTAGCTCCATGCGTTCTTCCGCTATTTGCCATATTAGAAAAGCGTTGTCCAGCGGCAGATTCTAAAGTTTTTACACCGTCAAACATAATAGAAGATGTAACATTTAAGTCTGGAGCATTTGGCATATCAAAATATTCTCCTATTAAAATACACCCTATAAACAAATCGGTTGAACCGTCAAATGCACTATCACCTTCAAATTGTATTCCCCAAAACCTTTTTGTTGCTTCGTCAAATTTTACAATTGTGCTTCCATCAGTCGCTGGAGTTACTACGCTTGAACTAATAGTATCTGCATTAACCACTTCTGCTGGATTTCCCATAACAGTTCCAAGAGACATATCAACAGATTGAACAAGGGATTCTGTGTCGGCTCCTTTAATTCTTACTTTTGCATCCGCACTCTTCATATTATGATTTAATATTGCAACAAAATTCTTTTTACTATTAGTGCTTTGCGTATCTATATTAACTAACACATGGTCTCCTGTTGCGGCAGATGTATTAAAATCTACTTTATTTAAAGGGTTCATATCAAACAATTCTATTTCTGAACCTGTTTGAATGCCAATTAAATTACTACCAGTCAATACATCTAGTTCTCCATTTTGCGTCATACCCCTACTTAATAAATAGCTTGGTGTATCTACATAAAATCTTGGCGTTCTTACATTCATATTTGCCATATTAACTCACCTTTATTGCTTTTATGGAACAACCGCTAGGTTTTTTACTAATATCAGAAATTATATAATAATCTGTACCCATTGCTGTTCCGTATATTTTAATTTTACTATCCCAGTTTTCAAACTTAATTATATCTCCCATTTCTAAATCATTATAATAAGGTCGTAAACAATCAAAATCCAACACCACTTTTTGGTCTTTAAATATATCTTTGTATGCTATTGCTAAATTATCTGCTGTTGTATCGTCTAAAATAGCAGAAGCATCTAGCTTTAGTTTAAATACTTGATTGTTTCCTGTAGAATCTTTTGTAACTGGAGCTGTTCTGTTTTTGCTTTTCTTAAATACTTCATCCATATAATCAAAGTCATAATTTACTGTAACATCATTCTTTACTTGACTAAGAGGTGTTTTAGATATTCCCTTTAAATTTATATCTACATAATCTATTGTTTTATTTGCACTTCCGTAGTCTGCGGCTTTTTGAAGTGTTTTAATTTTAAATTTGCCATCTCCACCAATAAACACATACGAACAACATTGCTTTGATAGTCGTTTAATTAATTCTCTTGAATCCAAAAACTTATAATGACTAAAAGCAAACTTTATGTCGCCAATAGCATCGTCAAAAGTATTTGTTATATGTCCGTTTGTTGTATTTCCAGCCGTATCAAAAGTAGCGTGGTCAATTTCGCTAGACGTTAACCCTAATTCAGAGCGTAAAATATGTTCAATTATATATATTGGATTTTCTATTAAATTAGTATCATTATATCCATTGTTTCTGCTGTCTGCATCTATCCAACCGCCAAACTCTCTACCTTTTCCAGCATAATACATATATTGTCTGTTTTGCGTAGTAAGCGAAGAAGTTACCTCTGTGTTTACAATCCTGTATCCTCCGGGGTCGTTAGACGCACCCGTATAAATAATTTCTTGATTATATATAGGTTGTCCATATTTTTTAAATACATCAACTTCTATTTGTAAACCTACTTGAGACAAGCTTATGCCAGAGTCGGTATCTGCTGGGGTTGTTATGCTAAGACCTATTGTTTCTGAACTAAAATCTTGCGTATCTCTTTGCGTTGCATTAAAAGCACTAGACATAGCAACTCTTTTATTTCCAGTTCCAGAAGTAAATGTTTGTTCTGCTCCCGGTTTAGTATTTACTAGCTTTAAAGTTGGACTACCTTGAACTGCCGTTACCTGTACCAAAACATCTACATCTCCGTCTGTATCTAAATGACCAAGTTTTGTAATATCTGGAAATCTAAATTCTACACTTCGAGTTACAGGGTCTTCATCTCCATCTGCTCCTAAAATAGATACAGTTGTAAAATCTCCATCTAACCAATTGTCTATACTTCCGCTTGTAACCCCTGTAGTGTCGCTTAAACTTTCTAAAGGAAAATAAGCAAAATAAGACGAACCTTTAAAATATATAATATTATCTCCGTCTTCATCTGGAGCGTCGTCATAGCCGAATGAAGCATGGTCTCCAACTTTGCAATTATTTAAATTGCATTGTAAATATTGACCCTCTACAGGCATATATACCCTCCCCCCGTATAGTATAGATAATTGAGCCATGTCATTTAAAGCGGTTCCTGTACCATATTCTGCATGAGGTCTTATTGTGTCTGGGAGAGCAACAGTTAATCCGTCTGAGTTTTGTTTGTCAACTACAATAGCTGGAAATCTTCCCTTAACAAAGTGATAGCCAAAATCTCCATAAGTTCCAACAGCAATATCTTCCCCAAAATCTCCATAAGCCATAGGAACAGGGGCTCCAATATTTATTCTGGGAGCATTAGAGTATGTATTTAAATCAACTGCATGATACGGAACTATTTTGTGAAACCTTGAAGAATTATCTAACAGCGTAAGAGATATTGTATCTGTGTTATATTTTATATCTCCAGCAATTATTCCAGAGCCTATCATGTTTGCAGAAACATCCCAAGTAGAATACCCACTTGCCACTTGAAATAATTCCCATTTTCTATTGGCAAAATTATAAGATGAAAATAAATCAGAAAACCTACCGCCCTTTATACTTTTTTCTGCATTAATAAGCGTTACAGTCATGTTGGCTTGAGTTGTTTCAAAGTTGTAAAAGTTTAAAGATTGATTTAAATCTCCCCAAGAAGAAACAATGCCATGATAAAAATCGCTTCCATCTGTTCTATGTTTATCGCTTACGCCTATATAGTCAGCCGCATCCTCATCGGCATAATATAATTTTAACACCCAAAATGCTGTTGTGTTTTTTAGTTTTAAAGGAGCATCTAATGAATCATTAAAATCAAGCATTAATCTTAGTTCCTGTTCCTGTAGCTCTATTTAATGCTGGAATTAATTCATTTCTTACATAATCGTCTTGAACTATACCGCCTGATATATTAACGGTTACTCCACCTCCCCCAGAAGATTGTCTTGCAGAGGGGCTACTTAATGGAGTTACTTGAACTCTCTCTTTTCCACCGGGATTGTCTCCAACCATAATTAATTGAGCTCCGTTGGTAACAAAATCTCCACCTTGAGCAAAAGATGAAATAGCTTTTGTTGCCGCTATGCTTGCAACCAAGGCGGCTTGCCCTGTAACCGCAGACGCACCAAAACTTGCCGTACTTGCCAATGAAGCTGGAACAGCATAAGCAGAAGCAATTGCTTTACCCGACACAAGAGCAGATGCTATTGCGGCTGATTCGCCTGTTTTAGAAATTACATTTTTTACTATTATATTTTTAATATGGTCTTTTAGCATTTCTGCACCAAATTTTATTAAAGAATTTTTAAACGCTTCTGCCGCTTTAGTTCTTCTTTCCGTACCCGTCATATCTGCATCTACTAGAGTATTTACAAAAGCATCGTATCCAGCAAAGCTTGCTTCATAAATTGCGTTATTATCTTCTAAATGTTGTAAAGCAATCTCCTTTTTTGCGTCATTGACAAATTGGTCAATAGCAACCTCATCTAATTTCATTTGACGATATTTTTCAGCTTGCAAATCAATTTGCATTAACTGAAAATCTAAATTGTTTTTAAATATTTCTGCATTGGCTTTAGCAATCTCTCCAATAGCCTTTTGTTCTGAAACAAGAGGGCTAAATGATTCTTTTGCTTTTACATTAGCAACAGCCAATTCTGATGCCGCCTCTATTTCTTTTTGCTTTCTTTCGTTAGTGGCTACAACAAGTTCTACTTCTAATTCTAATAATTCTTTATCCAGACGCTGTTTGTTTACTGTAAACATAAAACTATCTTCATCTAATGCGGCAATTTCTCTTTTTTTCTTTCCTATTTTAGCAAGCATAATTTCTTCTTTTTCGTGAGCTTCTGTTGAATCTGTTATAGTAAGTGTAGCTAATCTTAAATTTTTTAAATATAAAGTAACAGCTTCTGCCGCCCCTGTAAATGTTTTTGCAATATTAATAACTGCTGGAGCAAGTAAATCTCCTAAAGCTTCTGCGGTGTCTCCAAGTGCGTTTTTCATTTGCAGTAATGCACCAGCAGATGTTTCTGTAATAGCTTCAGCCATTCCTCCAAATTGTGTTTCAAGCTCTCCTAATATAATTTTTTGAGCAGATAAAACATCGTTTACTTCAACAAAGCTTTTAATTTGTTTTTGTTGTGTTTCAGATAATTGTATTCCTACTCTTCTCAATGAAGTCATTCCCAATAAAGGGTCGTTTAACGCTTTACCTACTTGTATAGTTGTTTGTTGTAAGTCTTGACCCATTGCCGCAGAAACATTTAATATTGCTTTTGTTGCATTTGGAAATACATTTTTTCCTATAGAAGTAAATGTTGCCAATAAAGCTTGAGACTTAATAATAGTTTCATCGCCAAACGATGATACTTTTTGCAATTCTGCCGCAAAATTTTTCATTTCATGTGATGAAAATTCTGTAGCTCGACCAGTTGATGTTAAAGCTTGTGATAGTTTTCTTTCAGCTAGCTCTTGTTCGTTAGATGCAGAAATTAAACGACCAATTGTTTTAGTAAATAGTGCTGTAGCAAAAGTTATAAGTAACAGTTTAGAACGTAAAACAGAAAAAGAACCCATTAATTTTAAGTTTGCTTTATGAAGGTTTCTTTGGTTCCTAAAAGTTATGTTTTGTTCTTTATTTAATATGCCTAAACCTTTTGCGTAGCTTTTTGCCGCATCCCCACTTTGTTTTAATGCTTTAACGTGAATTTTATCACCCTTTACAGAAAACTCTAATACCGCTGTGCTTACTATCTTAGCCATTTTTTTTCTCTACTTCCTTGTTTTGTTTTTTTGCTATTATGTTTCCTATCATCATAGCTTTTTGTATCCATTTGTATGGTTGGTTGCCGTATGAGCCTTTATAGGCTGGTACTTTAAATTTGTCACAATATAAATATCGTGCAATGTCATTTTGCACTTGTTGGTTTAACATTTTATTAGTACAGGCAAAGAAAGGAATTTGCGATAACACAGATTTTGTTATATCAAAGTTTTTCTTTTGCTTTCTGTTCACGGTGTTAGTTTCTTTTATAATTAAATCAATTATAGCCCAAACATCTTCGTCTGAGCGAAACTCCTTAGTGATGTATTTTCCATTTTCCATAACAGGCGATTGTGCCGTATAAGGATAAACATGGTATGGGCAACCCTCACAATTGCCGTCAATCAAGACATTAAGCTCTAAGGTGAGGGTTTCTCTTCCCCCATATTTTGGTACTCCTGCACTTTCAGAGAAAGTTCTGTTTTTTCTTCCTCCGACATTGATTTAATAAATTTATCATCACAACCCTCTATACCTCTTCTAAGCCAAGCTGTTCTTGCCTTAGATAGGTTTCGGATTGTCTTCACTTCATCACCGTCATATACCAACTGAGGTATATCATTACAGTAATCAATATCGTCAACTGACATTTCCCTGACTTTCGCCTTTTTGCCAGATGATATGGTCACTTCTTTCATGTTTTCTCCTTATTTAACTTAATTGCTTAAATCAACTTCTAGCAAAGCATCAGTTCCATCATCTACTGCTTTAAGCGAAACATCAAGCATCATCATATCGCCTTCTGAATATGCTACATTGGTTAATACAGCATTAGCTGTATCTATACCGAAGTTGCCATTATTTACAATAATAAATGAATTTTCTGCCATAGCCGCAGTTTGCGTATCAAATGAACTTACCAATCCTTTGGTATTTCCATCATACTTAACTTGACAATCGTGAGTTACAGAACATTCAGCACCTCTACCAACTACTTCAAAACCCGTAGACGAAGCTCCAGCAAATACAGCTGGATAATCAATCGTAGTAGTAAAGCTACTCAAAACCGCATCTGTATTATAAACCTTAATTCCACTTGCCGCAGACAAAGATGTGGTTGTAGTGTTTGCGTATGCCGCACTTCCAGCCGCCGCAGTATTATCTAAGTCAGGTAAATAACCTGATTGTAAAGTGGCAGACCATTTATATCTCCCACCCTCTGTTCCGCTATCAGCCGAAATTGCGAAGCTAGTAACTACACAACCCGAAAGTTCTAATCCTTGTTGATTAGATACATCTGATGGCTGTATAACCACAGTTAGTGATGAGGCGTTGTTTGTAACTGCCGCACCATATTTCTGAGCTACTATTTTATGCCCAACTCCAATAGATTGGTTTGTGTCATCTGCTTGTGCCGCACCACAAATGTTAGCCAATAACATTCTATGTGCCACATCATCGTGCAATGTGCCAGATAAGCCCAACTCAACTACTCTCATTTTATTATCTTGAAAAAAATCTTCATCCTTCAGAGTATGTCCAACGCCACTTCTTACATCCATCGCCTGATTAACATTTAATGATGGAAAGCCGACTGAATCAACATCCAACTGTTGCATATTTGATGAGTGAATCCCTGTTGTACCAGCGTTGGTTGCATCAGAGATAATAAAACACTTAAACTCTTTAGGAGAAAATGCGTGTGCTACTGTAGCCATTATTTATCTCCTTTGCTTTTTGATTTTGGAGCATTGAATAAATGCCCTATTGATTCGGAAATAGATTTTAATTCAACCTCTTTCCCTTCTTGTAATTTTTGCCAATCATCAAAAGAACATCCACATTCTTTCCAACAATTAGGCAAACCGACATTACTGTCTTTTAATTTTGCTTTCATATCCTACTCCTACTATTCGTTCTTTAAGATACGTTACTTAAAAACATCGCTCTAAACTCCCACTTAACTGCGTTTAAGCCTTCAATTTCTGCTTCCTCATCTTCTAATTCGTTGATTCGCATACTAACTAAACGCCCATTAAAGTAGGTGTTATTCAAATTGTCATTAAACAAATTCTCCATGCGAGATATCTGACGAAGTATATGCTCCCAAGTATCTCTCTTAACCGATTTCTCTTTAAAATAATAAGCTACTTCAACAATATATTCTCTAATTTCCCCGTTGGTTAAATTATCAACAAGGTCATTACCCACAGGAGTCATTCTTATGAATTGACTACCCATGTTCTTGAAATTACCTGTATAAACAGGAATTGTTCCAGCGAACTCTGTGTTCAAGAAACTTCTTACTGTATCAAGAATCTTATCCTTAAATACATTTGTAAAAGAAATCGCCATTTATCTATCTGTAATTTGCATATCGTAATTACTATACTGCAATTCGTTTATCCAAATCTTCTACTCATACGAGTGGAACGTATAGAACTACTGTTATCAACGTGCTCTGTCTTTCCAAATACTTCTATTTCCCACTCGTCATTTAAGGTTGCTGTTGAATTATCAGCAGAACCCGAAAATCTTATTTCTAATCCACTAGCTAACGGCTGATATTGTCCGTTAATAACTCTGTCGCTAACTACTTGATTACTCTTTAAATTATCTGCGTTACCTATATACGCATCATATTTAGCTGTTCCTATTGCTCCAGCGGTTGATATAATAATTTTAATCTTATCATATATTCCTGTATAAGAACCTCTTGTATCTACAACCTTTAAATTACCGCTAACAGACATTTCTCTTATAACGCCTTTTGATGAATCACCACTCGTTTGCCAAGACAAACGGCTATTACCGCTGTTCAGGGAGTCAATGAGCTGTTGAGCCTCATCCATAAGTGCCGAAGCTACCTCGGAGGTAGGGTCGTGTGACCTAATTAAAAAGGCAGAGGCAATTAAAGCCGTTGCCCTGACAATAATGTAATCGTATGAGCCTGATTCATCTTTAAACTGTTCTCTGGGTAGATTACCGTCAAGCTTTGCATCAAGATATTTTGATGCGTTAGCTAAAAATCTTGTTTTTAATGTAGCAAAGTCTTCACCTGACTCCATTAATAAATCGTTTGGATTGGATGCACTATTGTAGTAGTAAACAGCATCTAAAGTAGATTCGTAATACCACTCTCCATTTGCAGTTACTTCACCGCTATTTGCTTCTGCGGCTCCTAAATCTTGTCCATCTACAAAAAGCTGTGTAATAAGTCCACAGTTATCAGCACGATAAAGACTAGAGCTATGAACTACCCATCCATATATAGGTGTTTTTGTATCGAAGTTATCTACTTCTGGAAATACATCTTTTAATTCTCTTTCACTTGCGTATGTTGCCATATCTTACTCCTATGATAATATATCCATCCAATGGTCGTTTGTGGCTTTGCCACGCTCTGTGTTATAATATTTTTTATAATAAATCCATTGTTCGTCTAAATTCTTTTTTGGTAACGCTTTTGGTATTCTTCTGTAATGCAACCGACAAAATGAAATCATGGCGGCTATGTTTGTTTCTAATATCCATGCCCAATCTTCCTCTTTTGGTAAAGTGAAGTATGACAGTTTCACGTTTATTGTTTCCGCAACTTGTTTCATTAAGTCGGGTCTATATTTTAAATAATTCTTACATATATCTACCGCAACCCAAGGTTCGCATTGTCCAAAGCCAACTGCAATTCCTTTTATTTGACGAACATATTTTAAAAGGCTCTCTACTTTTAACGTCTTAAACACTAAATCAGACGCTTCTGGAGAGTATAACTCTATTCTATTAAGAACTCGTTCAATTAAATCTTTTAATTGTGCTTCATCCATTATTTGCCTTTAAAAAATCCTTCTAACATATCTGTTACTATGTCTACCATCTTTTCAAAAAAGATTTGTTCTTTATCTTCTGAGACAAATGGTATATCTATTTTTTCATTAATCTTTGTAGCCAAGTGGTCTGCAAATTCATCAGACGCAAGAAAACCCATAGCTTCGCCCTTCATTTTATCTGCTTGAGCTTCAGCCAAATCCATTAACATTGATTTAAAGTCCATTTTAACTTCCTTTCGTAAAAAAATAGCCGAATAATCCAGAAAAAGTTGTAGCAAGCATAGCTCCAATAGCTTTCATACCAGATACAGAACTTTCTAATTCACGAACACGACCATTTTGTTCTTTTAACATTTCTTTTACTTCATCAACAGATTCTTTAACGTGCATCATGTCTTGACTATGTTTTGCATTTAATACCGCAAGTTCTTCTAGCCTAGATTGAACACCCTCTCGATAGCTGTCAACTTCTTTTTTATTCATCGTTTTCTACCGCCTTGTCCACGATAAGATTTAAATTTCTTCTTGGTTCCTCTTCCGTTACCAATCCTTGTTTTCTTTATCTTCTTCAATTTTTATCAAGCTTTCCTTTAAGAAAGTTAAGGGTTTCACTCTGTGTCCTCAACTCAAAAGTCAATTTTTCGTGCCTTCTCTCTGCATTTTCAATTAATCCTTCGTGTCTTCTTGTAGAACTTTGAGCTTCTTTATTCCACCTGTCTATTAATTTTACTAAAATTTCTCTATTCTGTTGCATTTCATTTTCTGAAATGTTTTGCACTTGTTTTATTTCCGATTCAAGGTCTTCCATTTTATTATTAATAAGTGTATCAACGAATCCTCTAAACCAATAAAGCATTCCAGAAAACAATATGACCATAACGCCTACTACGCCATATTCTGCATACATATCTGCCATAAATCTTTCTCACAATCTATTGCTCCACGCTTACATAAGCCATTGGAGTAATATTTACAATCCATTCAGGGTTAAAGTTTGCTCCATCAGCTACATATTCACCCCAAATCTTTTTACCGCCTTCTATCTCAATTGGCTGAACTCCTGACCATATAACACTATCGCCTAACATACAATACGCATGAAAATACGCATCATACGCACCTTCATCCATTTGATAAATAAAATATGTAAATACTGGTTTCCACCTATTTACTTGGTCAGCATTTATAGCTTCAGCGTAAAAGTATATAGGAATATTATTTTCTGCATCTATTATTCTACGCTCTACAGTCATGTAAGAATCATCACAAGCTGTTAAACACACAGCTAAGACTGTAAACAAAGCAAGACACACAACAAACTCTATAACTTCTATTGCTTTCACTTTTTCTTTTTTCTCCAACTCAATGGGTTAATATTAAATTCTTTTTCATAAAACTTGACTCTTTCTTCAAGCTTTGCAAATTCTTGTTCTTCATCTTCAATATGCTTAGATAATAATTCTTCTATCTTTGTATTTGCTTCTAACATATTAGTTTCTAATGTAATAAAGCGATTATAGAAATAAACACCTTCGCCAATCAACCCACTCATAAATATAAAAATAGCTATAAATCCTTCTTTTTTTATAGGAGCATTTTCCCAATTAATAAAAGAGGTCTTAGACATTACCACTTAACCTTGTTAGCCCAATAAGCCGCAGACATTTTTCCTTTAGCAATATTCTTTCTGTGTCTAGCTTTAAAAGAGCGTCTTCTTGCTTTTTGTGCTTTTGTACTAGGTTTTTTACCAGCACCTCTTACACCTTGTTGTCCAAAACGTATAAGCTTTACTTTCTTTCCTTTTTTTGCTAAAACAGCATGAGATTTAGTTTTATGCTTTGGAGTGCGTTTAGGTTTATTATAACCTGAAAATCTTTGACCTCTATATACAATAGCCATTTATAAAACCATCCACCAAGCTAATCCTATCTCTACAATTAAATCAGACAATGTGTTGTTTAACCATTTTCTTTTTGAGCCATACGGCTTCCAATTTTCTGCATACCACTCAGCAACTTCCCATAACAAACCTATCATAACTACAGTCATAACTGCTTCAAAATTATTAGCACCAAACCATAAAGAGACTTTACATATAAACGCTCCAGCCGCCATGTGAACCGCAGTCCAATGGTCTAGCCATCCGTTTAATGTTAAGTACCTAATCAATCCATGATGAAAATCTAATTTCATAAATTATTCTCCAATTATAAGAGCTAGGGTCAGCGTAGTTCTGTAATGTGTATCGTTCTGTATTAGACCCTAACTCCATATTATCGTTAAGCTTCTTCTACTTCGGCTTCTTCTACCTCTTCGGCTTTAGCTTGTAGTGAGTCACGAAGCATTTTAACAAATGTTTCTCTACCAACTTCTAATTGCTCTTTCATAAAAGCATTGGTGTTAAGCTTATTCTGCATATCATTAATATGATTTAGCATTTGCTTTTGTTCATCTGTCATGTCCTCGATAACATACTCTTCGCCATCAAGACTTAAAAAGGGCTTTTGTTCTTTTTCTTTTTTAGCCATTTATAACTCCTTTGTTGTTATTGTTTATAGTTTCTTAAAATCTGCAATAGCTAGTGCAAGTCCGTCACTTTGAGCTTTAGCTCTTGCCATGTCTGCATCGTAACGTGCTTTTTCACTCTCTAATTGAGATAGTGAATATTCACGCTTACTATCATCCATAGCATCACCAGACTCAGAGTTCCATCGTTTCTGACTCAACGCAATGTATTCACGTTCTTCTTTAGCTTGTGCCGCTCTCACGACTTGACCTTTATCGTCTTTCACTTCTGAAACTGCTTCTTTCATGACTTGCTTCTCTTTTCCCAAAGAGGCTAGTTTGCTAGATTTCAACGAACTGTATTTACTCCAATCCATTATATTCTCCTGTTATTT